AACTGGCCCACCTGTCATTACGGGCGCAGTTGGAGGTAAAAGGAGTAGGAAAAGGTGAGGTGACTTTTGGGCAGATGATGGGAACGTACCTCTCGTTCCCGCTTCTCTGCATTCAGTCTTACTTGGCCGCGCGTTGGGCCGGGGGAAAGGACGCTGAGATTTTGATCAACGGCGACGACTGTCTTATGTCGTCTAACGATAATGATGTGATTTCCAGGTACCCGCCTGGTTTTCAGATTAATTATAAGAAGACGACAGTTAAGACGACCGTTGCCGAGATCAACTCTACGGCATTTGTCAATGAAGGGCAGAGATGGCGAGAGGTTCGTCATCTAAGAAGAGGGGGGTACGATGGGTCGATTAACTCGCTCCAGTCCTTTGCGGGCGCCTGCCGCAATGCTGGTCCGAAGTGGGTTAACGCTTTCGTACAGTCGAGGATAGGAAGATCCAAGCGCTTGTTGGGGGAGGACCTTGGTCTTCCTTCGTCCAATCATATGGTTTATGCACGTAATAAAAATATGATCAACCAGGGACGATAGAAGGCATTGGTGCCTAAAGAGAAGGTTCAGCCTGATGAGAGGCTACAGACGGTCTTCGAGAGACCAGGGGGGGATGCACAGGTTGCGGTTTCGCATCTGTTGTTTAACGATGGCCGGCTGGCGAAGGATCCGAATAAGAATTCGAATCGCCAGAAAGATCCGGAGGTACTCGTTATCAACAAGGTACGCCTAATCCAGCGTATAAACCGGCATAATGCATCCCTACCTCCTGGTAGGGCGAAGTTCTGTAGCACGCTCTCATATGAGCCTACAGAGAAGAAGAGGGAAAAGACGGAGCGGTGGTTCATCACGTCGGATTACGAGACGATTGATGAGGCCGCCCGCCGTAAAGAATGTATGGAGGAGTTGTCACGATGGGTATGTGACGAAGAGGCCCTTTAGACAAGTGTCCAGGGCGGGAAGTGAGTCAATTCCGGATTGACGCTTCCACAATGATGATGTCATTTATGACATTGCATCAACGGAGGGAAAGGAGATTACGGCTCCCCGAAATAGGTCAGGACCCCCCAGGGATCCTTTTTCTATCAACGAGGATGTTCTAAAAATGAGAAAAGAAAGAATTGGACGACAGTCCTAGGGCTTCTAGACGAATCGGAGAAAACGTGCACTGGGAGGCACTGTGAGGGATAACCTGCCCCCTCGCCCGAATTCCCGCACCTCTAAGAAATTAGGGGAAGAAGCTACTATAGACGAATCCAGATCAGTCTTGGTATGGGTCTAATCCCCCACAAAGTAAAAAAAAGGAAGAGTACCGGAACCGAAACCGGCTGAAATTACATCCGTACGCATGTCAGGCGGACTGCACGCCGGAGAGGGAGCTAGTTGATGATGGGGTTCGATTCCCCTTTACTAATCATGGTAGTCATCAACAGGCAAAGCCTCCACAGTGAGAATCACCTGTGTCATGCCTCTGCAAATGGGCACTGCTGACGGGTCTGGATGTAAGGACGGCTGGGAATAAGAAAGGGAAAACTTGAGTATGAAATGTGGCCGAGGGAGGTCGACCGACCAGGGTGTACTGTCCTGTTCTATAGAGCTGCGTCATCTGACCTAAGGGGTCTGACCGGCCAATTCTTCATATCCGACGGGGTGACTGCACATGTGTATAACAGTCACTTCCCTATTATCACGATAATAGGGGCTCGCTATCCACCGGTATGGTGTGCGATGCACGAGATCGGTATTCCATTTGCCTAGAACATTGTGAGATTGATAGAGAAAGAAGAGAGGGGACGGTCCTGCCGTCGGAAGGGAGAGTGTGATGAAGTCATCTGAGACACCTGAGTACAACACTTAGTCCGTCACTTATACCCCGCGTTGGGTATCTGGACCAAACTCTGTGTTATTCTCGCCGTGTCGAAGATGATGGAAACTGGAACAAAGGGAAATGTGATGTCATATCATCTGACTAGTTGTGGATAGTCAATCCGTGTCTGCCGGTGTAGTGCGTTCCTCGCGCCGGTAGTCCCTC